ATTCCCACCGTCTATAGTTCGTTTAATAGAAATATAAAGATCATCAAATGTACCGTCACTATTAGGAATAACACATAAACCTTGAACGGCGGCATCCGTGCCTCCAAGAGTGTGTCTGTGCCACGCTATTGTTCCTGTATCTGCATCAAGCGTGACTCCGACGAGGGCATTGTTACTGGTGACAAACCAGAGGATTCCCCTGGAGTTTTGATAAGCCATGTCCAAAATTTTAGTGCCAGCATAAGAAGCAGTATCCGTAAATAAATGGTGAATAATTTCATCTGAAGTTATTGAAAAGTTTTGAGTAATATATGAACCTTCATCATTATTATATTTAAACTCCCTAACTAACTGCCCATCTCTAGAAACAAACAAAGTACCTCTAGCAACCCTTACAGGACGAACAGACGACCCTCCGTGGTTTGTCTGGACTTGGACTTGCACGTTTGAACTACTAATAGCATTGTCGCCGCCTGAAATTATATATTCAGCGCCGAGTGTCCCTACTTCAATACCTCTTTGCGATGACATCCATTGTATCGCGTTTACTTCCTGAGCTGCTAAAGTAAATTGAAAAGGATCTGTAGCCTGTACGCTTGCGGCAAAAAAGTTCATTCCCGAAGCATCGGCAGTATCACTCTTGTCTTGATCAAGCCTTTCTTCCATCATATGGAACATATTGCCTAACAAACTCCCCCAAACTGTATCGGGTTGTTGGATAGATCCACCCCAGATTAATCTTTGTTCAAAAGCTGTAACAGTTCTAGGATAACCTTGATAATTACCCCAGCTTCCTATGGCCCAGTTATCTACTGAAGCAGGAGAAATTCCGGCGTCAGTATCTACGATTAAATCTGCGTTTACCAAACTTGTTTTGATTATATTGCAAGTTGCCCCTGTATTCCCTGACGGCTCTACAGTGTCGCCTTGCCTAGTCTCAGAGATAGTAATGTCAGTACCTGAAACCGTTTTAACATAATATTCTTGGCTTGCAGTTATATTTGTAGGTATCTGAGATGAAGTCCCTGTAAAAGTAACAACATCATTAACTTGAAAGTTACAAGTCCCTGATAACCTAAGTACATGGCTACTCTCATGAGAGGCAATCGTAAGACCATCAACCGCAGGGATTCCATCCGTCCCCGTTTTTATTTGGGCAATAAAAGATTTCGTTGCAGAATTTACCCTTACAAGAGTGCCATGATGACCTGCCCTTGGGTTTGCCCTAAAGAAAGGCTGCCTATCTGTAGCAGTCGAACCGCCAGTTGTGTCGTACATATCAAAGGTAATGTCTTCACCATAAGACGCATCTTCGTTTCCGGCCCAAAGAATTCTAAAATCTGGGTTAACATTCGTATCTTGAAATGGATGTGCCAAACACTCTTGAGTAGAACTAAAATAATAGGTTAGGTAAGAAGTAACTGTAAACGTATCCGATGCAGTTCGAGCAATTACCAAAGGTTTCATAACTCCTTCGGCATGAGTTAAAAACATTACGTCAGCAGACTGAATCCCATTAAACCCGTAAGCTGCCTCATCTAAATTAGGCAAACCTCGTGCAGCGTTTGCACCGCTTGCAGCACCTATTGTTGTAGCGGTATCATATACTTTAGTCCCAGCATTATTATAGATTTTTATTTTAATGCTATCAACTGAAACAACTTCGATTGCAACTACATAGGCTTCGTTTTTACTGTAAATAAAAGGAAGTAATTTTAATTTTGCTGTCGAGGTTATCGAACTAAAATCCGCTACGTGTTTAAAACCAGGACGGCGTGAAACTCCCCCCTGTCTTCTGACAAAGAAGTTTTCTAGTTGAGCCACCCCTGTTTTATATTCTTTTATATCAGTACGGGCATCAAGTTTAGAACTGAGTTCCCCACTTATAAAAGCATTTTGTATTACCCGATACTTCATAATCTAATCTCTACCCATGAGTCGTCTATTAAATCATTTGGGGTGCCTTCTTGAGCGTCCAGACTTCTGGCATTCTTCATGTGAAGTTCATACCGTTGAAGCATAGAGTTCTGTAAATTCAAACTTTGCACCAAAGGATAAGCTAAATCAGAAGCAAGCCTCAAAGCTAATGCCTCCGCAAAGTATGTATCAAATTCCGCCGCCGCTGTAATCTGGGCAATGTATTCAATTTTTACTTCGGAAGAATCTGCAAGCAATTTCCTTCCTGCTTCTAGTCTCCACCTAATTGTTTTATCGTGGAGTGATAAGACTCTTAAAACATCTGTTGGAACAGTAAACTCGTAGTCATAATCAAATAAAGGTTCTTCACCTGTAGATGAAAGAGCGACCCTTTTGATTGCAAAGTTCCAGGGATGTGAACGAAGAACTTCGTCACGTAACTTAGAGTATTGTTCGTTACAAAGTCTTGCTCGTTTGTTTGTTTCGTCTAAGGAGTTGATTCTCTCTGCGCCTAACTTAATAAGAGCAGAGTTACAAATCGTAACTTCTGTTGTTGTTAGCGGCACGACGCGACTCCTAAAAGAAAGGGGCCGAAGCCCCTATCATTAATCTATTACATAAAAAATTGCTAAAGCGATTTCAGCAGCGGCACTTGTGTTTGTTGCGCCTTTCTGAACAGTTACCTGAACTTCAGCGTCAAACTTCTTGTTAATCCCTGCAGGGTTAACAGTTGAAATTTCCATGCCGTTAGACCCAGCAGCGTTAACAGCTAGTTCATTAAAGAACCCATCTGCATCGATGGCTTCTACTGCATCGTCTGAAGCAAGCCAACCGATATCAAGAGTCCCACTGTTGCTGTGAGCACCATGCTTTACTCTAACATCAAGAATCCTAGCACCCTTAGGAATTTTCATTAGATAAATAACGTCAGTCCCAATTGCACCAGCAGTTGTATAACTATCGTAAGCTACTCTTAAACGACCTGATTGTTCCCCAGCAGGAATCTTTTGCTCAGGCACGTTATTAAGTAGGGTACGATTTACACCATATAAATCAGCCATAATTTACCCCTTATGCTTCCGCACATAAAATTTCTACTACTTTGTCCTCTTCCATTCTGGTTGCCCCAATCCCCATACAAGCATAAACTTGTGTACTGTAGGATTTGTCAGCTCTTTCAGAAATCTTGCCCTGAACATCTTTAGCAGTTGCAAGCAATAGCCCGTCTTGCGCCCAAGCAAAACATCTTCTAGCAGCCGAACCAAAAGTTTCGCCTTCACCTGAAACAAACTTACCTGTGTTTTTATCCCAGTCACCGCTTCCTGCTGCTGTAACACCCAGCCTTTCTGTTCTAATAAACTTGAATCCTAAGAAGGTATCAATTTCACCTTGAACAAGAGCTTTAACAGTGTTGAAGTCTGAACTTGTAACAGACGTTTCACTTAGAAGACTCATAAGCTGAGAAGATCCTAGAGCAAGGAATCTCGGAATTGATTCGTCAACATCAGCAGCATCTAGCTTTTCTTTAGCTAGTCTTAGAGTTGCCACGTTCATGTTAACACCATTTACATCACTGCCATCGAAAGCACCGATCTTATTAGAAAGAGCAAGAGATACAGACGTTGCACCTTCTTCTCCGCCGTAAGCTGTGCCTAGAGCTTGTTCGATGATAACATCATCTTTAGCTCTACCCAATGCCCACATAGCTGCTTGCGCATAATCAGACGTTGGATCGATCAACATTCTGAGTTTATCAGCATCGTCGATAAGATCCGCGTACTCATAGTCAACTAGAGTAACGCGTCTTCTACTGTGCGGAGTGTCCATTTGTGGCGTATCCGCGTGACGCGATGTTCTTTTTTGCGCAGTAGCTGCGCCAATTCTATCGTAAAAAGCACTCTTCCCAGTTTGTGATTCATTTCGACAGGCAGCCGCTAATCGAGAACCTTTTTGCTGGGAGAGGTGAAAAACATTTGATGAAAACTGTTTCACAAACGCTGTAGTTATTTCACTACTCATGATTTACTCCCTTTTAATTTTAGTTATTCGGTTTGATCTATCGGATTGCCCCACGAATATGAGATCCAATTATAGGCATCTTCTACTAGGATCTTAACGACTGCCCCATACCTATAGCTTACACCATCCCAAAGTAAATTTTAATGCGCTATCCTTTATATGTAAACAATCTCTGCATATCTTCTAAGGCTTTTTTGTGATTAGGATGCTGCTTATCAAAATAAGGATGTTTAGGATCGGCCATAATCTCATTGATTTCGGATTGAGCTTGTTCTGGAGTGCGGCCATAATTGCCTGGATTTGAATCCCCTTTAAAGCTATCGTCTGACAGAGTTTCTCCAATTTTAGAGAAAACTTTTATTAGATTGGGGTTATTACCTAGCCCCGAAGAATCTAAATAATCCTTAAGCCCGTCATCTCCAAAATGATTTACGGCATTTCTAGCAGCATTTAACTTAACTTCATAAGCATTGCCCCAGTCAGTTTGGAGAGTTTTAAGAGAATTTTCTATTGATTGCCCTTCTTCTACTTCCTGCCTTTGAACTTCTGCACTTGCTTTATCCAAATACCAGTTAAACATTTCCTGAGCTTGGCTAGGCAGTACGCCAGCTTTGTGGGAAGCTTCTTTATAATCCTTAAAAAATTCTTCATCAACGTCCGTATTCGCGGAGGTAACTTCATAATCATTAACCTCTTGAGGTAGCCCAGCTTTATGATAAAAACTTCTCCATTCATCAGGTGTTGCATACTTGCCAGGAACTACCACTTTGTCTGCCCCCAACATCTTTTGAGAATGGACATAGCTCTTTGCCAAAGCATTGACATCTTGTAACGGTTGTAAAGATGGATCTTCCCTAATGTCTTCCGGTAATGAAGTTCGCCAGTCATTCGTTGCAGGTGCTTGCTCTTGAGCAGGTTCAGATTGTTGTACTGGTTCTTGAACCGCTTCAGCTGTTTCAGTCAGTGTACTCATTTTCCCTCTCTAGTCCTTTCTGAATTAATTCATTCATTTTGTTAACATCTATTTTTAATATCGACATAATTCGAAGGATAGAATTTCTTGCTCCTTCTCGTAACGCCATCTCATTAATGTCTGATGTGTAAGTTGTGGACAGCAGGTAATTGTTTCTCATTAAATCGTAAAGTACTCTTTGACCTGCTTCAGAATCGAATACTGTTTTATAGTCGATTACTATATCGACTTGCTTAGCTTCTTTCTTAGCCAAAAATCCTCCTATGCTTCAGGGGCAAACGCTTGCACAGCCGGAGCCATCTTATTAGTGACTTCAGCTTGATGCTGCTCTTGAGCCATTTGCTCTGCCATGGCTGCTTGCTGTTCCCTAGCTTGCCTTTGACCAATTACTTCGTCAAGAGGATTTAAGACTTCTTCGGGCAACCCATAAGCTCTAGAAACATATCTTAATAACTGGTCCCCATTTACATTGTCAAGCATTTCAGGTTTAGCTTGCAGTAACGGACCTACAATATTAAAGACTCTTAAAAAGCTTTGGGCATCTGCCGACCTTTGAGCTTTTGCAATTTGAGAGGAATATTGAACCTGAAGGATTGCATCGGAAAGCGCAGGTGGGGCAGGAGGAAAGAGATTCTTTCTCATCATAATATTAAACTGCCTATCAATGAGAGGTCTTAGCAATTCAAATTGCTGTCTCCCAAGTATCGGCCCAAGTAACCTAAGCTTTTCTTCAGTACGCTGTGA